CTCTGCGAACATCTGTGCGTAGAACGAACGAAACAAATAGTTTCCCGTGCCTCCGCCGTTGTACAATGGATGATCCGCGTGATCCGGCCACGCCACTCCCCAGTTTACGCCGTAACTCGCCTCCACAACTGGCGAATCTGTGAACTCGCTGAAGAATGGATATACCGTCGTAACCTCATCCCCGATGACGATTTGCCCATTATTGCCGACATCCTTCGTGCCGTGATAGTATCCCAACCAAGGCTTCTGCACCACGGACTTCGTCGTAAATCCCGTATCGACTTGCCATTGTTGTGGCACAAGTACGTTGGGAATTTGACTACTCCATTGCCACGCCGTGGAGATGGGCGTATTGCGCAGAGGAACGAAGATGCTCTCTACTTTGTCCTCACCGACTGCGAACTCATTGTCATTTTGGAAGATGTACGTGCCACGCACCGATCCGTGGAAGTCCTGATACCAGGCATTCCGGCCGTCCTTGCCTTCCTCATCGGCAAAGACAATTCGCTTCCTTTGGTGATCCGTAGTAGGCACGATTTCCAAGTTCCCTCCCCAGTCCACTCTATCTGTCCAGTCCTTCACGGCCGTGCCGGCTTGCATAAAGTCGCTGTATGGCTCAACCTTCAACGTCTTGCCTTCAGCGACAATGATGAAGTTGTAACGCACGGCGATGGCCTTTATCCATTTGTCAATGGCTACATCCACCAAGTTGCTCGCCACATCCACCATTGCCAACGCTCCGTTGATGTCGTACAATGGCATCAAGATGTAACTACCGTCGGCCAGTAGAGTTACGTTGCTTGCTCCTTGTTTCTTGGCCGCAAAATACAAGTCCTCGCCGGCCGCCAGCTCAATGTTGAAGGTATGCTCATACGTGGCTTGTTGGTCGTAACTGAATGTCTGTTGATGTGACCATACATTCTGCTCGGTCTGAAGAATGGCAAAAAATGTGTATCCTCCAGTTCCCGTACTTGTGAGTTCGTAACGCAGTTGGAACTGCCACGTGCCGGCGTATGGGGCTGTGAAGATTCCATTCGAAAACAACCCATCGCCATCGTAGAAATCTCCTGATTCGAGATTGAATACGACATAGGCCGGTGAGTTGGTTGAGAGGATGAGGTTTGTGGCTCGGCCTACTTTCGATGCAAACAATGGCCGGCTCGCCAGGTATTCTCGATGCGTGCCTACGGCCATATACAGATTGTTGAATATGTCTTCCTCGAAAAACGACGATTCCACGGCGTAACCAGCGTAGGCCGCTATCTTTTCGAAGAGATAACGAACCTTCACCGCCGGCCGCAGTTGTTGGGGATAGATAGGCGAGTTCGTACTACCGATGCCGAGATGCGTCACGCCGGCCGATCCAACCATTTGTGCGTAACTCCATCTCTGCTCGTTCTCCCACCAACGTGAATTATCAATGAGAGGATAAACCAATACTCCTGCTCCTTCGCCGGTGATGTCCTCGGTGATGTCCCACGACTGCACCACTTTGGCCGCCGTCAGTTGATGATCCAACGCTCCCTGCAAGATGTCCGACCACTTGGCCGCACGAATCGCCTCGAAGAAATCTCCTTGTGCGCCCACCACCGTACACTCGTAACTGCCTTTCTGCAAGTCCACGCTCTGCAACTGCAACGCCCCCTCGAATACCAAAATGCCTTCATCGTAAATCTCGGCATCCGTGCGTACCGATGCCTTCCATACTCCGACTTCCAAATTGACTTCGTAGTAGTGAGCGAAGAATTGGTTATTCCGGCTTGAGAACGGCAAAGGGAAGTTGAATGTGTACGGCGACTTTTTGGCGAACGGATCACGCAAGTCATATACCTGGAGATTCAACTCCAAGGTTTCGTTCACGATGTCGAGCGCATACTTTTTCTGCGCGATTCCGAGCGCATCAAATCCGTCTTGGCATTTGACTACGAGCTGAATCATTGCACCACGTTTTTGCGCAACTGAATCGAAATGGAGAACTGCACCATTTGGCCGTTCAATCCCGTCTTGTACACAAACTGGCTACTGCGAACCTGCACCGGCAGCCAATTGTCTTGCTGCACATACACTTCCCTCGACTGCATCAACGACTTGAACGCATCGTTGTATGCTTCGTCAAGGAACATCGAGTTCAACGTCAAGGTATCTCGACTTTCCACGCCGTATGCCACTTCGCCCAAATTCCACGGCTGACGTGCGTAGTTCGATGCCGTGCCGGCCGTCATCCAGTTGGAGGAATCCTTCAAGTACATCTCCCTCTTTACATCTACGCTCCGCTCGCTTGCCTTTGGGAAGTTCAAGTAATCCCATCCGCCGTACTCATTGAGCCACGCCAAACGATATACATCGTATTTGCATTCCTGCAAGTTATAGAAAGTATAAACCTGCGACATTGACGTACTGCTCGTGAGATTGGAGAGTTTCGCTTCAACCGTGTAGTATGTCCATCCGGCGTTCGCTGATGGCTTGGCATCGGCATCGGCCACTTGCGCCTCCAGGTTTTCAGGATATGCGCCGAAATAGCCAAACTTGCTCGTGCCTAACCACTCCTGATTGAATGGCAACATCGAATCGGAAAGCAACGTAGATTCGTTGTAGTAACGCACGCGCATATACATCGCACGTTGCGTGATACTGAAGTCCGTAATCATCGCCACCACTCCCCAATCATCTTCTGTCACGTACTGCTCGTTGGGCAATGACGTGAGGAATTTGGCCGTGGTGCTTGGCACGTAGTCGCTCACTACCTTATCATCAAAGGAGCGATAATTTGGCACGAACGTAGCACGCAACGCATACAACGTGCTGCTCGCTTGGTTGAGATATTCCGTGGGCTGCTCATCCACGCTCGCGGCGTACTCATAGCCAAAGGCCAAAGTCACGGCCTTGTACATCGTCGTATTGGCCTCGGTCATCACCTTGTGGATGCTATCGCCTCCATCCGTCAAGGCCGGATCAAGATAATCCCGAATGATGGCCGCCACGTTGAAGATGCCGGCGTTCACGCCATTGGGCGAAACCTTCAACTTCGCACGCTCGATGCCTCCAATCGTCACCGTGCAGATGTACTTGTATTTGAGTTCGCTCGTATTGGTTGTATCATTCACCACGTAGATGATGTCATCTAACGCACCAACGAACTTCACGCCGCTCGTATCGGCCGGAGATTGCAGAATGGAATATGCCATCAGTTCAAACTAAATGTCCAATTGGTGGGGAATTTCTCTTCGTAGAACGCAATCAAGTCAAGTTGCAAGGCCAGTTCCAGTCGGCTGATATGCCTATCCCAAATGACTGCCATTGGATCGCTGACGAACGGCGTTGGCTCGATTCCGTAGAGATATATCTTCCTCGAAATCATACGCACGCGATCCTTACGTGGCACAAACCGGCCTTTCATATCTCGGAAATCAGGAAGTCCCTTGACGATAACCCACTTATCAATCGCCGCTCGCAGTCCACCCGGCCGGCCAGTATTCGTGCCAAACTGAAATGGGCTGTCCGGTGCTTTGGCATCCGACTTGAATCCCTTCACTCCGTACTCTACGAACACCCAGTACGGCGCACCGTCGAACAACAACTTCACGCCAACCATATCTCCCTCCACCACGAATGTGTACGACATACTCTTACGCAAGTTCCCGCTCGCGTTTTTGTCGTTGCGATCCAAGATGCGCCTCGACATCCGTATCCAATCCCGCGCCAAGTCCTGCAACGCACTCGACAGATTGTCGGCGTTGAAAGTATCTTTTCCTGATACGAGTTTAATTTGCGTAGAGCGCATTGCAGAAGTCGATTCCTTGTGGCGTAACGATTTCCAGGTTGAACATCCATCCGGCCAGTAGGTTGCTGAATCGCGCCTCGAAAGGTTGCAGGGAGATAGGATAGTTGATGTTCCAGTTCTTCACGTAGTTCGAATGCGATGCGCTGTAGTTGATGTTCATCGCCCACGCGGCCAGTACATCTTGACAGATGAGCTGCGTCTCGTGCAGGATGCGATTCAACTCATCGTCCACTTGCTCAATTACCAACTCGGCCACTACCACTTCAAACGAATAGGCGATGCTCTGTGAATCCATTTCCACTTCAGTTACTTGTGCGTACAGAAGAGGATATTTGTCATCGGCCAGTTTGGGAATGTCAACTTCGCTCAATCGCTTATCGTAGAACGCACGGATTTGCTTGTGATCCTCGGCGATGTCTTGCCAAATTCTTACTACGTCAATGAGAGTTGCCATCTATTCTGATTTTGTCTTCAAGCATCATATCGGTTTCATACGAGATAAAGGTGAATGCCTCGTTCACCGTCACCTTCGTTGCGTCACTCATCCTTAAAATATCGCCGTTAGCCAGTCGATAAATTACGGCGTAGTATCCCCACTTTTTTGCGACTGCGCTGCTCTCTCCGCCGCCGGTGAAGATGGCTGCAAATCGCTTGCTAACGTCTCTCCTATACGATAAAAAAAAACCATCGCGCCCAAGGCTGCACTCAATGGCGCGTGCTTCATCATATCGTCGCGCATTGCATTTGGCACGTATGGCTCGATGCTATAGAACTGCGATGTTTCGCTTACTACCGGCCTATACATAATGCCCATCAACCGGTGCAAATTCTCAATGATGTCAATCTCGCTGATGCTTTCCAAGTCCACAAACTCACCTAACGTGAGCGCGTTCCAGTTGGGGATAAATCCGTACTTGAAATCGTCTAAGACAATGTGCGGAATCACCGGCGTATCGTCCGGCGGCGGCGTATCCAACCAAGCAAGAAATCCTAATATCCTTGCGATGTCTCTTCGCTTCAATCGGAGCAACGTGCTTTCGTCAATGCCCACGAGGATGCGTATGCCGGCCAAGGCACGCTCCTGCTCGGAGAGTTTGCTATCATTGAGTTTGTTTAATGCTTGGAATTGCGCCACGGTTATCTCGTGATAACCTTCAGGAATTTGAACTCTCATCTGATTGCGTATGTGCCTTTCTTGTACACCAGTTTCTTGAGGCAAACATAACGCACGGCATCAACAATGTGATTCCACGCATCGACTGGCGTTTCCAAAATCCGGCCGTTCTTATCGACTTGCCACTTGTAGTTGCGAAACTCCTTCATTGCGTTCTGTGATTGTTCGTGGATGAAAATCTTGTGCCGGCGCATAATGTCAATTCCCACTCGCACGCTGTCCGCTCCCTTGACGGCCGGCTTGATGTTGAATCCCATCCGGTGAATTTCGTCGATGCTCTTTGGCTCGGCGGAATCGGCAATGATTTCCACTTGGCGCGGAATGCCTTTGTCTCGAAGCATTGCCGCGATTTGGCTATTGGTTAGTCCCTTGACGTACATCTCTTCCTCGATGTAGATGCTCTCACCGTCCTGATAGACGGCCGCAAGCGCAGTCGGATCGTTTGTGTATCCCCAGTCCAGTCCGTATGCAATCAACTTCGCTCCGGCCGGCCGCTCCTTGTATGAATGGGTTTGGAAGATAATCTCCCTGCTCTGTCCTCGCTCGCCCAGTCCATAAACCTGCCAATAGTATTCGTCCGTCTCCTTCAGGAGTTCAATCTCCTTGACTTGTACTTCGCTCAAGAACGGATTGTCCAGGTACGTGGACTTATAGAATTGGCAGTCCTCACGCACCAGTACCGAATCGTAAATCCAATGGTACTCATCCGATGGGTTGTAGTCCATTATGACTTTCTCCGTGGTGCGCAGTACGAGCTGTTGCCAGTCCTCGAATGCGAACTCATTTGCTTCATTGAGAAAGAGAAAGTCACGTTTCCGGCCACGTACTTTCTGCGATTCGTCCACGCTAAAGAACTCCACTCTATTGCCAAATAGGAGATACGTGCTGTCCGACTTGTTGTGATACTTTTCGCTGTAGATGTTCTCCTTGTGCAGTATCTCGAAGAAATCGCGCATCGCCGTGGCACGCAGCGCAGGATATGTCTTGCGGCATATTGCGATGCTCATATTCACGTCTTCGTTCCTCGCGCATAGTTCGATGAGCGCAGTCAAGATGGAATACGTCTTGCCACTCCTTGTGCCTCCCTGATGTACTTGAATGCGTTTGTCGCAGGACTTCACATCATAGTACGTCTTTGGCATCTTCATCTGTGAACCAACTTAATTTCCTGCGCTCGCCGGTGATTTCGATTTGCTTGCTCTCTCCATATCCACGCTCCTTGCCTTTGGATCGGAGATAGAAAGTGATTGCCTTGAGATTGCCTTCGTTGATGTGCTGCTTGAGTTTCGTCTCGGCCAAGTCGATGAGCGATTCCTCGATGTGGTGGAACGCCTCCTTGTACTCCAAACTGCTCTTCAATGCTTCGTAGTGCGTATTGCGATGCACGCCGGCCACCTTCGCGGCCTCTGTTACATCACCGGCGCACGCAGCCAATGCCTCCAGTAATCGTTTCTGATTGTCAGTCATTTTTGCCCAATTTGCCCAGTTGCGTTACGGCAATCGTCTCTTGATTTGAGCGATGTAGTTCTCCATCTCTTGTGCGTAGAACGCATCGAACGGCTGCTTGATGCCCATCTCTTTGTGATAGACGTACAGCACGTTGCGTAGCCTTTGGCTCGGCGTTTTCCGTACTACTTGTTCCTCCGGCAATTGCTCCATCTCGGCTACAAGTTGCTCGTTGATGGACTGACCTGGTTGGAAGTACAAGTAGCCATATTCCTCCAACAAGGAATCTATCAGTTGTATCTCCGTGGAAGTCATCTCTTGCGTGATGAAGCGCACGGAAACCGTCTTATCCTTTTTACGGGAATAGCCATCGAGGACGGCCGGAGTTAGTATTCGCACGATGCTTCGTAGGCTTGTTCCAGTCGCACGAGCATTGACTTGGCGCATCCGCTACACCTGGAGATTTTCCGGCGCATACGAAAGACGCTCTGATACATATCGGTGATATGCTTTTGCGCATCCACGGAGATGTTTCCGGCCTCCCATTGTGGCTTGATAATCTCCAACCATACTTTCTTCTGCTCTGCACTCAATGGGCTGAAGTATGGCACGGCGCGATTCAACGCGGCCTTGCGCTCTTCGCATCCGCAGTCCGGTGCGATGGCCTTCACCACTTGTGCGATGCCAGTTGCTTCAAGGATGCTCTCCACCGTATCGCCCAGTCCCATCTTTGGCTTGCGCTTGGAGATGCGCTTTTGTTTTGGCGATGGACTTGTAGATTGTGGATCGTGGGATTCCTGTGTCATTTGCTAATGAAGTTAGTGATTTATTCTCTTGGTAGTACATCTCGAATATCCTCGCATCGAAGTATTTCACGCTCTTCAAACTCTCCGCGATCCATTCGAGTTGTTGCTCTGCTCGTGTATTGTCCTCTGTTGTTTCTGTCAGCGATGCCGGCAATTCAATGTACGTGAACTTTCTGTATTTCTTGTGGAATGGCGTTGTTTGGCTATGGCCGCACATCTTGATCACGCTCACCAGGTAGTACGCCAACTCGTTGCGCTCGCATAGATGGCCGGCTTTGTCGTGTTCGTATGTCCATACGGCCAAGTCGTGCAACAAATCGTCCGCCAATGTTCCCACGGATTTCTCCGCGCATCGCCGCAGTTCGTCGTACTTGGATGCCCAAAACGCATCAATGCCGCATCGCTTCACTATATCGCTCGATCATAGATTTCAAGTCATCGTTCGTGTACTTGTGCGTCTTTTGACTTTGCAGATAAATATACTCTGACGTGCCACTTCCATACTCCTGATCTAACCTTTTGCCAAAGATGAATTGTTGGCCTTGGTTGTAAAGGTTGCAGCCCACGCATTGCGCTTGCACGTTGCGCTCATCCCATCGCGTGGAGAACTTGCCTCGACTTTGGAAATGGCCGGCCTGCAACTTCGCAATGCTTTGCGTGCGGCCGCAGGTGAAGCAAACATTCATCCCGTCTTTGGATCCGCGCTGACGTATCCATTGCGAGAATACAGCATCGAGTTTCTTTACGAGCTGCGTTCTATTGCCTTTGGACTTCCTTATCTGACCCATTGTGGCAACTCCAAGTTGATGCAATGGTTGGAATATCCTGATGGCTCACCGTCCCACGCCTCCCACTTTTCAAGCAAGGAAAGCAACCGTTGCGCAGCCCACTCGCCGGCGAAATCGGACTGACGGAATACGCTCACGTTGAATGGTGCTTCTGTTTCTACCGCAATCCAATAGAAATTCTCCACGCCGTGATGCCACTTGTAGATGGCCGCTTGGAGATGATAGTCCAAGTTGTACGCCGTCTTGCGAAATTCCTCCGGCGATGCGTCTTTGCACGTCTTCAAGTCGAAGACGTATTTCACCAAGGTATCGCTCACGCCGTCTGCAATCGTCTTAAACGGATGGCCATTGATGTCGGCCACTTTCTCCACTTCTGTTTTAGCCAACTCGATGAGATTCCACGCCTCCGGATAATCCAGTACCTTGATGGCAATCGTTCTTGCTTTGGCATACGTTTCGCTGTCAATCAACTTGCGCTCGCCGGCTTCCTCCATCTGCGCGGCAAACTTGGCCTTGCCTTCGTTGGTGCGCTTATCGACTTTCTCGGCCACGTAGTAGGCCGCATCGAACTCTCTTGGCTCAAGTACCAACTTGTGTACAAGAGTTCCCAACTCCATCGCCGGCGTTGATTCCAACTCCTGATTGATGTACGCCAAGTAGTGATTGGGCGATTTCGCAAATGCTTTGAGTTGCGAATAGGACAGATAACCTTTAGGACTTTTCATTGGTTGTGGGTTTGTTTAATGGCTTCAAAGATTTGATACGCTACTTGTGGCACGATGGCATTTCCGTAGGCTTTGATAGATTCTGCTCTCCACTTTGGAAAGGTAATTCCGTCCAGTTGACGGGAAATCCCATCATCTCCGCCACAAATCGGGGATTGAGTTGGGAACTCTTCCCAGCGTGCTGACTCACTAAGTGATTGAGTTCGTGCGCCCGGCTCGGCTCGCCTAACGGCCTTTCTTTTTCCGTTCCCGCGTTGTGACAACTTGCTGTCGGCGTTGGCAATAGTTGGTTGATTGCCGCTCGCAGATTTGTTCCTCCTTGCTCGTACTTCGTATCCCGTTCGTCCCTCGTTGGCGTTGGCAGCAACTCCATCGTGGCGAAATGGCTCAAGTACATCGCTCGCGTCTTGCCGCCGTACTTCGCTTTGCGTGCCTCGACTTGTTCCACCGTTGCCTCTCGATCCTGCGCCATTGGCGTAGGCAACAAACCATATTCGCATTCTTCGATGTGGTGCGTTGACGGCCACAGCAGGAATGAATACCGGCCGGACTTCGTAGCCAAGAGTTTCCAGGTCAGATATAATCTCGTCGAATACCATTCCATCGTTCCAACTATACAATCCATAAACATTCTCTCCCACAACGTATGTCGGCGAAATCTCCCGAATGATTCGCAACATCTCCGGCCAGAGATGACGGTCATCATTCTTGCCTTTTCGCTTCCCGGCGTTTGAATATGGTTGGCAGGGAAATCCTCCGGAAATAACATCAACTGCTCCCTTGTACGGCGTTCCATCGAACTCTTTGACATCGCTGTATCGTTTGACGTTGGGAAAATGATAGGCCAAAACTTTCTGCGCGAACTCATCTATTTCCACTTGGAAGACGTTCTCCCATCCGCACCACTCGGCCGCAAGGTCAAATCCGCCTATCCCTGAAAAGAGCGATCCGTGCCTCATCGGATTTCCTTCGTTGCTTCTTCCAGGTTGCGCAACGCACGATCCAGTTCCATCAGATGAAAGTTCACGCCGTATTCCCTTGCATCTCTACGTGCGCACCACTCGTAGTACGCCACTACGTCTTCCTTGAGTTGTTTCATTGGTTGTTCTTGGCTTGACAAACATACAACTATTTTCCTAAATCCGCACTCTTTGGCAAAAGTTTGTCCAACTTTTTTCGAATCTGCGTTCCCGTGCCAGTTCCCTTCCATTGTGGCAAAACATCAGGAACGAGCTGCGCCAAGTTCAATGGCTCAAGTTTTCCCGTGGGCTGCTCGAAATGCTTATTCCGCTCCTCGGCGCACCGTTGTTCGAGCATCTCCGCACGCCACTCACCTTCGTACCGGCGCAAGCATTCCAGTATCTCACCCGTCTTCAATCGCTCGTACAACTTGCCAAACTCTCCCTTGCGTATCATATCGAACGCCACGCGAATCTCTTCCACGCGCAGCGATGGGAAGTCCGCCACGATGCTCCGGCAACAAAAACGAATCTCTTCGTCGCTGCTCAATGTCTTGTTGGCATCAATGTCCTTCACTAACCTGGCCACTTCTGTGAGCAACCACATCCGTGCTTCACGTGGATATGCCTTGATGGCATTTGTCATCAACGATCCGTCCCACGCGCTGCGCACCGTCAACTCCATCCGCTCACCCTTCATCAATGAAATCGTGCATTCCTTCAATACTGAAGTTGGCTGCATTAAATCCTTTGGGCTGTCGTGCCTTGATAGGCCAAAATCCTTGCCATCCATTTTCGATTGACTGGTTTATGATTTGAATTGCCACTTGCTCGTTTCCTCCGCTCTTCTTCCAAAGCGAAGTCAATGCCTTCGTCATACCTAACTCCGTGTACTTGCGAATCTTTCGATTCTTGCGATCCGTCATCCACTCTTCCCACGCATTTCCAAACGCATCGCTCCAACCAAATTCCTCTCTTTTAGATAGTACAAGTAAGTAGTAAGTATTAGATAGTTCTATTCTCTCGCCAACTTGGCTACTCTGCTTCGCCAACTTGGCTACTCTGCCTCGCCGATTTGGCGATGCTGCTTCGCCAGTTTGGCTACCATAGCCAACTTGGCTACCATAGACAGATTGGCTATCCTCGCCAATTTGGCTACCTTCCAATCCAATGACTGCGATGTTCCTTTTGCGGCCATTGAACGTGCATTCCAGGATGTTTGCCTTTGCCAACGTATTGACAATTCTGCTCACGTTCCTTTCCGACAATTGCAATTCATCGGCGATGACTGCATTCGACTTGTAGTACGGCATCCCGCGCTTGGTAAATGACAGAACATCGGCCACTATAACCTTGTCCGGCCAACCAATTGCAGGATGCCGCATTACATCGTCATCAATGTAGATGCCCATTGCGTTGCTCAATCGTTTGAATGCACCCACGTATCGCTCTCTCCAATGTGGATTTACGCCACGCATTGGTTTCGTAGGCGTACAACCTAAAGAGATGCACTCGCAGCTCTTTAATCTGCTCCAATGGCATTCCGGCCATTGCGAAGATTAAGCATTTCGACATCCCGCGCTCGGCCATTGATGAGTTCAATTAGTTCCATCGGATCTGTGCCGGTTTGTTCCACCAACTCCGCAATGACCTGGTAGAATTGTTTCGGACTTTTGGCGTACCAACGATTCACTTTCTTGTAGGTGAATCCCAGTCGTTCGCCCATCACTTTGTACGATCCGTAATGGAACTCAATCCAAGCATCTAACGATGTAAACTTCATAGTTTCTCAATCAGTTTGTTTCTGCACTCCAACAGCCATTGAGCTGTAGACAAAAGTTGTTCCTCGGTTTGCGTTACGCCAATCGTCAATGCTTGGCCAATCGCCCAACTCGCATCAATTCGCTTCTGCGT